CGCTCGATCTGATCCGTAATTTTCTTACACTTACGGCATTCATATTTATATGTCGTCATTTAGGCCCTGCACTCTGCACACATCCATATTACGATTTCTTGGCCTACATCGCGCACTTGTAGCCCTCCTGAGCTTGATACCCACTCGTGGCACTGGTCGCACTGATCCATCTTTACTACGGTCATATCGCCATTGTCGTGGATCGTCGTGGCAAAGCCGTCCTTAATAAACGTTAATTCTCCCATTACAATTTAACCGCCTTATCAATATGTAAAAGCGTTACCTCTTTGTCAATAGCCGGAGCCTTGTTAAAGGTACTAGCTGGTAAACGCTTTGTAGTCCAAGTAACCGTAATTTTGCGTAGGTTAAACGCATATATGCCTTGAGGCGTTGAGTTAATATAAAACGGCGTATAGCCAAGCTTGTCGGCCTGTTGGATAAGGGACTCGTACTTATCCTTTTCCAAGATAAGCTCGTCATAATGCGTATGCCTGCACTTGAGCTCTATCTTGAGCCTATAGCCGTTACTGGTCGCATCGATGTACTCAAAGGCATCGCCTGATTTCTCTAGATCCTCAAGGTATTTTCCCTTGATGTAATCAAAGAGGCTCTGCTCGGTCATACTTGGGGCTTCCATTTTCCGTCCGATCCAAGTACGTGCCAATATGGATTACATTGGCTAGCTCTGTTTTTCTCGGTGCACTTGTAAGCTGCCCAAGGTTTACCTGTAGATTTAGCCGTACCCTCAGCCCAAACCATAGTGCCGTGCGAGCATCGAGGAGGTTCAGCTACTAAAGCTCCGCCTAAGCTCTGTTCGATCTCGCCGATAGCACTTGCCATAGTAGGCATATCTTCGATTGCTGCCTTTGTACTCCAAGGATCGCTATCGGCTGGCAGTGTCTCTACCTTTTGCATATCTTGAACCGTAGGCCTCGAGTTAAACTCTAGACTTGGCGTTAATAGCCCGATTACCCGTCCATAGCTGCTCGTGAGGGTATCCTCGATAAACCATTTTTTCATATTGTTAGGATAGGTTGAGACGTTGCCAAAAGCGTAATCTACGGCGCTTGGCTTCTCATCCTCGTACTCACGGTAGGCCTCAGCTCTTACTAGGATCGTCCCGGCCTGTATGTCTAAGTGCTCGATCGTGGCGCATAATCTACCGCTTGGGTATTCGGCTCTAAAGCGCTTAATACGCGCGTTTACATCCTCGTAGTTATCTAGAAAACCCATTAGATTAGCTCCTTATCTTTCAGAGCTTGAGCGATTGCACGACCGCGCACAAAGCCTTCGCCGTGTCCGTGCTTAAAGCCGATCGAGTATCCGATCACCATAAACATAAAGCCCATACCGCAGGCTGCTAAACCAATTAAAATGTCCATACTGTTCATTGTTCGCCCTTTGTTAAGGCCGAGCAGCTACCAAACCGAGTAGCCCTCCCGGCGTTTGTAGTATCAGTATGAGGCTAGCAACTGACATAAAGCAACTATTTAGCTTGGCGTGTCGGTCTTTGTTGCATCCTTAGGCTTAGATTTAAGGCCATTACCTGCCAATACTCCACCTAAAGCACCAGTTAAGAATATGGCCAAGGTCTGTAGTAACTGTATGAAGTCTCTATCGTTAGGAGCTTGAGCCCCTACAGGCTGAGTAACAAACACCAAGGCGTAGACGGCACCGCTTGTAATTACAAAAAAGGTTAAAGCTAGTACCGCACCGATTAAAAAGATTAACCGTGCGTGTATGTCCTCAGGCGTTAGCCGTTTATTTTCTTTACTCATCGATCGTAATAAGATCCTTAGTGCAGACTCCGGTAGCCTCGCATTGTGGCGAAGTGCACTCAGGCTTTTCCCAGTTCTCGTATTCTTGGCACTCATATCTGACCCAGCCATCATAACCGCACCCCGATAAGAGCAAAGTCCCCATCATTGCCCCTATCAGGGCCCGGATCATTTTGAGCCGAGGCCGTAGGCCTTCTCGCTAGGTTGAAGTGCCTTAGCAAGAGGGCCGATAAGGCCGGCGATAAAGGCGTTAGCCAATACCTTAGGATCTGTAATACCTGACATATATAGAGCTACTACTGAGGCTACCGCTGCACGTGCGTATGACTTTGCAGCTGCCTCTAATTGCTTTTTATTCATCTTTATCTCCTAGTCCCAATTTCTTTATTAACTCTTTTGCCTTTGCCGGTGTCACGTTTACCTCAAAGTGCATATCATCCGGCCTGCTCTTAAAGTCTCCGCCCCATTTCAGGCCGTACTTTTTAGCAAGGGCTCTAATCATCGGTATTTTCTCAGCCGGGAAAGTGTCGTACTTACCTAGTGGATGCTTAGTCGCGTTTAGATCGATAGCCGTCCCGGATGAGTGGCACGATAATTTTGTAGGGTTGCCTCTTACCATCCTGTACGCATAAGCCCAATCGTCAAACGTGCCCTCATCGATCGGCTCGATTAGCTCGTGAAACTCCGCAGCAAAGGCGGCCAAGAGAGGCCCAACACTCTCGGCGCACCTTAGCTTACGATCCGTACCCTTTACAGGGTAGGACTTTATTTTTATCTCGGCCGGATCTTTAGAGGCCGGGTAGCCATTGTAACTAGTTTCCATTACAAACCTAAAGCCTTTAGATCATCTCCCGTTAAACCTAGTGCAGCTAGTTTAGCTTCGGCCGCAGCCTTAGCAGCTATAAGGTTTGCATCCTTTTCGGCTTTCCAAGCATCATATTGAGCAAATCCTGCCGTAAATTGTGCCTTAGTAATTGGCTCACACTCTATAAATTGGATTCCTTCGTAGTCATATCCAGTTGCTACATAGCCTCCATTTGGAATTAACATACCTAAAACTTGACCAGATGTAGCCATTATGCACCTATTTCCATAAGAGTAATTGTTGAAGGTGATGAATAACTTTGAAAAGTGATTTGCCCACTATTTGCAGTAGTCGAAACACCGCCTTGTAATTTGTAGGTCGTTGCTGATGTTGTCGCTGGACTGTCTAAATATGTAATGCCAAGAAGGTTAGACTGTGAAACTTCGCCGGCATTGTTTGAGTAAGTATAACCAACGGATTCGGCTGGATAATCCACAATAGTAGTCGCACCGCGCAAAACGCGAGCTTTTCCTCCAATTTGTGTACTTGCTCTTACAATAAAATAGTTGGCAGAAATTAAAACTAAGATTTTTGATGTGCTTAATGTTGGTGTAATTGTTGCCGTAATAGTCGTATCGGTTAAAGTTGTGCTGGCGATTGCTGTTGATGTTGTTGTCACTGCACTTACAACCTGCAAAACTTTGCCGCCTCCACCTGCTGGAGTAGCCCAGCTCGGAGCACCGCCAGCTACAGTTAAAACCTGCCCAGTAGTGCCAATACCGAGGCGATCAAAAGTTCCTGATCCTGTTCCCTTAATTAAATCTCCAGCTGTAGTAATCGCTGTTGCCATTGAATTAGTCACTGTAACAGTGCCAGATGTGCCACCGCCTGAGATACCTGTACCGGCGGTTACTCCAGTAATATCACCGGCTGCATCTGTTACCCAAACAAAATCCATATCGGTATTAGAGTTTTTGCTTAATACCTGTCCCGTGGTACCACCTTTAAGATCGACTAGCGAGCCGTCGATAGAGTCTCCAAGAGCCTCAATAGCCGTAGCTCCATCTTTGACTAAGTCAGTTGATGTAGGTACAGGCCAGTTAAAATTAGGGGTAACTGTTGCCATTATGTCAAACCTCCAAATGCGTTTTCCCACTCAAGTGTAGCGTTTACACCTGTCCAAATTAGGCTAGGCGGGCTTACTGTGTCCCACTGTGGCGCGACCAGTGAGAAATCTGTAGGGCTTAAAGTAAGGGTAAGGTCTACAAACTGAGGTGTAGCCCTAATCGCAAAACCCTCTACAAAGCCGTTAAATGATCCGTTAAACATATTGATCGGTAGGTCGTTGAGTACTATCGGCTCACCAAAAAATACATCGATGAGCTTGTCCCGTTCAGCATCGGGTAGAGCTCCGTTATCTAATCTAAAAGTAACGCTTTGCAGCTGTTCCCGTGGGATGGCTCGGAGCCCTAGCTCACGATCCATAACATCCTCAACATCGGTTAAGTTATGTAGGTTAGAGCTCACGCTACGCTGATAGCGGCCATAATTGGCAACGGAATCCAGATCAATAGCCGTAGCTTGACTATTGTAATTATTACCATAGTTAAATACTAAAGAGTTACGGATCTTGCCTATTTGTAAAATTGATTTAACGCTTGAGGGTATGGCGTAGTTAGCCGATAGGGTCGTATAGCCGTTGGCCGAGAGATAAGCCGTACGGTGATCGGCATCGGCATAACATACCCGGCCCTCTTTATCCTCGTATATATTTCCGAGTGCACTTTGTGCTATCTGAGCACATAGGTTATAGCTACTAAAAGGATCGGCTGATCGGCTACTCATTTCGTAGAGTCCAGGCTGATCGATCTCGCCAAGGCCCACGTTTTCAGCATCGGCCCACGTAGTCGTAGGATCGTAATTAGCCCACTGTAAAGCCGGGGCCACCTCAAACCAAGAGTTAATAAGTAGCTCATTGAGTATGTCGTATATCTGATTGCCGTCCTCGGTCTTAGGCAAGGCATCCGGGAAAAGAGCTTTAGTCAATTTAGCCAAGGATCCGACGGCTAGAATATTACCAATTGTTATAAACCCTGTTTCCTCAGGCGAGCGTACGGATATGCCAAAATCCGACACCGTGCCGCCAAACACGGGTACATATACCCCGGCGCTATTTTTCAGCTCAAGGGTTAGGCTATCTGTTACATCGATATCAAAAGCCGTATTATTTACGTTTACAATTTCCATACGTGCGTACCCGGCGTTGCACTGTAGATCGATATCGTCGCGACCCGTCGCCATAGTTACGCTTAATACTGTGTCGTATACGGTGGTACCTATGATTATTTTCCACTCAGGTAACCAAGCGCTCATCCTACGTAAAGCCCTGACCCGCGATTAGTGGAAGTACCTCTATAGCCGGACTGATTAAGAGCATCCTCAATAGCTCGAGCTATAGCCTCGGGATCGCCCACCCCAGTATTGACCGTGATATTTATATCTCGATCATAAGCGCCAATACCGCCGCCTACGCTACCGTTTCCAGTTGCCATTAGAGCGGCAGCCTCGGCATTTTGGAAAGATTGGAAACCGTATTGAGGATTGCTTAAAGCGTTAGTCGTTAAAGCCTCCATAGCCGCATCGCTATAAGAGTTTAAGAGTGTGGCAATAGCATCGGCTCGTGCATTAGCGGCATCGGCATACTCTAAAGTAGAGGCAAGATCGGCACCGGCAGTAATAGACTCGATTACTTCGCCCATAATATCCGGGTCTGTGATACCTCGACCAGCTAAAGCTAGAGCTTTAGCAGCAGCATCACGAGCTGCTATTTCATTATTAAAAAACTCTAAGAGAGCTGCGTCTTGAGCTAATTGAGCCGCGCTTTTGCCCCCTAATACGCTACCGTCTCCGGTAGTTGCATTAGTACCCTTGGATCCACTAATAACACCGCTAACACCACCGGTACCAATTTTGCCTAATTCGGCTGCATAATCTTGTAACGCCTTTAGTCTTGCATCGTCGGCCGCCTTTTGTGCCTTAGCTACTCTATCAATCATCGATAGCTCTGCAGACTCGCGTAGCAAAGCTGCAGTATTGGCAGCGCTTGTAGTATTACTAAGAGAGGCTAAACGTGCTATCTCTGTAAGTTGAATCTGTACGCGTTCGCTATATTGCTCCTTGGCGGCTAATTGGCCAGCTGCACTAATAGCGGCGTTATATTTCTTAAACGCCTCCTCACGTGCCAGCTCCTTATCGCCCTCGGCCATTTTAGATTTATTGATAGCGTTAAGTTCATTAAGCAGCTGGGTGTTAATTGACAAAAGGGTAGCGTCGCTGATCTCCTTGATACCGGCCAGTTTGGCTAATTCTGAGTTCTTTTGGAGTGCGGCTAGTTGGCTGATTTTTTGGAGCGCTAGATCGCCGTTATCTTCCTCGATGGCCTGCAAAGCCTCAAGGCGTAATTTAGTCTCTTTATCGTAGGTAGCCTTAAGAGCTGCAGCTAGTGAGATACGAGTAGTATCAAAAACGGCAGCGGCCTTAGATAGTGAAAGCTTATTCTTTTCGGCTATTGCTTGCTTTTTTAATAAAGCTAATCTTTCTTTATCGCGCTTAGCAGCTGCGGCAGCTGCGGCAGCTCTGGCCTTATCTATCTTTACTTGAGCATCCGTAGAGCCCGATATCGTCATAGGTGTAGTAAAAGGCTTAGGTTTTAATCGATCGCCTTTACCTAATTTTTCTAATAGAGCTAAATACGAAATATCAAACAAAACACCAAAATCAGAATTAAAACCCGGGATACTCTTTATTTTTGCATTTAATACACCGATACCACGGATAACATCTGCCGTTCTCTCGGCTACTCTTTCCATTGATTTGGCTAGATTATCTGCAGAATCGTCATCGCCTAATTTAATTAAAGCATCTACTAAGCCTTTACCTATGATTTCTTGAGCGTTATCGGCCGCCTCTTTTAATACGCGCATTTTGCCGGCGTAAGTCTCAAGCTCTGCCGTACCTGCTCCTGCAAAAGTTTTAGTCAATAATTCGACGGCATCATTAAACTGTAAAGTCGATAGTTCACTTTGTGTAAGGCCTAGGTTATATTTTCTAAGGCCCTTATTGTTGCCTACATATACCGCGGCGAGATCCTGATTTACGGTTAGTAAATCCGCACCCGATCCAGCGGCGACATCGAGGGAAAGGTTAAGTAAATCTTGAGCCTTAGCGGTGTCGCCTGTAACGGTTACTAACTTTTGAAAAGACTCTCGGAGGACTTCGCCCTCATACCCAAACTTGGCAGAAATATCTCCAAGGTTTTTTTCTATAGCGGCAGTATCAAACCCTAAACCTATATTTTTTAAGACCATCTCTAAACGTTTTGCAGATTTCTCATTTTCTGCAAAAGCTTTAACGGCATTTTTACTATAAGACAACATAGCGGCAGCGCCAAAAGTGACCGCAAAAGTTTTACCCAGACTCCTAACGCGCTTGCCTAGCTTGTCCGAGGCCGTTTCGGCTAGCTTAAATCCTTTGCCGTCTAGCTTAGATCCAATATTAATTACAGGTAGTGCCATTATGCGGCCTTACTTAATGGGCCTTTAGATATAACCGCATTGAAAGTTCTAGTAGTTTTATCAATAGCGGTCATAGCTGCACCCTCGGCTCTACCTTGATCCGTTGCCCACGCTCTAAATATCAAACGACCTCTACCTTTGAGGCTGCTCGTAAGAGGAGGTAAGTTTGCGATAAATTGTTCACCGGCATTACGATTTCTAGATCGACTTACGTTCTTACTTGCCCCTCCAGCGTTAGGCCCGACCCAAGGTTGAGGCCCATTACGCCCGGCAGTTTCATAAATAGCACCGGCGGCAGATTTATTAGTAATAGTTGCCATAGAACTAAAGCCATAACGGTTTACCTTGCTTGGCGATGTAGAGTAAACGATCCCGGCTTTGATTGTGCTCTGGTTATAAAATGGAAATTTTCCCTCACTAAAGGAGCGAGGTTGCCATTGACTCATAACTTCACTATTAGCAGGTGCAAAGCCTCGAGCCTTGGCTACTACAGGTTTCATAGCAGCGGCTAAATCTTTGCGTAGTTGCTTTTCAAGATCAGGAGCAAAAGATCGTAATGCTTTGCGTAGATCAACGTTTCCGCGGATTTCTATTCTTGGCACTTTGCTCGGCCTCCTTAGCTTGATCGTTAAGTACTTTTATCAACATCCGGTACATTTCGCCTTCAAGCTCTAGTACCGCTTGAGGCGGGATCCCTAACCGTATAGATAGTTGCGCTACCTGATAGGTAAGGGAGTCCCGCCCTAGGCTAAAGGTAAGTCGTCTAAGACCTCTACCTTTACTAACGTATCGAGAAACTCAGCGCCAAAAGGTTTTACTGTTTCGCCGCTAGTGCGTAAGCACTCGTGCGCGAGCCAGTAGACGTCGGACTGTTTCTCGTCATCTCTAAAGGCTTTGTGAAAGCCTTTCTTTGCATACAATTCAAAGGCGTATTCAATTCTCGGCGTGATTTGATGCTCGGTAACCTCGCCGGTAGCCCTTGTTATTTTGAGTCGTGCCATTTGATTTGCCCCTTTGTTTATGTCTTAGACGGTAGTGTCTACGACGATTGGTGAGTTACACGTAAATGTAATCGATTGCGTTGAGATGTCCCCGACTGCGCCGTTAATATCGGTGGTGTTGTTTACAAGCACCGTAGTCTGATATTCCGGATTGGTTGCTGAGATAGTTGCGCTAGTCTGCTTAAGAGTTAGCGGTACTGTTGTACCCCAAGCTCCCTGCAAAGTTGCTAGGACCTCACCCGCTGCGGTGTCGTTCAGAAAATCTAGAGTTACGTTTGAGGTTTCTAGGCCTTTTGTGAAACGTCTAGAAGAATCGCCCATAGCCGTGATTTCCAGCTCCTCAAATACACGGTTGATAGTTGCGCTTGTTACGTGATCGGATAGGTCTACCGAGTTAAGGGTTACGACCACTCCATTTGATAAGAATACGGCCATTGACCTATTCCTCGCTTTCGGTTGTAGTTGGTGTTGGTTCGGACTTGGCTTTTGTTACTTTGATTGGAGCAGGCTCGTCTACGATCTGCCCGATCTTTCGCAAAAACTTTAGGTCATCCTCTGTATACGGCATTAGTTAGCTCCAGCTCGTGAGAATTGAGATATTAAAATCGGCGGTAAGTAAATCTCCACTTTGTACGCTAAGTACGCTAGGAGCCGACATACTGCCAATATTCATTACGATATTTGAGGCAGCTAGTTTATTAAATACTGCTACCGCTAAAGTTTCGATGCCGTTAAGGTTCCCGTGGTTATCCAGCATCGGCACAGTCATAATAATTTTTAGGTTCGCCAAAGGAGCAATACCGGCATTAGTGTTATTGCTCGGCGTAATGTAATTATCTGCCGGGGCTACGATCACGCTATTAGCCGTGATAGTTGGCGGTGGAAAACTGTAAGTATTCCAAACATTAGCGTTTGCTAAGGCTTGGGCTACTGTTGCTCGAAGTGTAGTAATCGCTGCAGGCATTAGCCGACCATACTGTTAGGGTTCATATACCCAGCTATAAGCCCGCGGATTTTGCCGATCATTGAATTACCCATCCTGTATGGGCTCGGGCTAAAACCATCGATCGTTACGCCGCCTGTCTGTGATACTTGGCGCGCTTGAAAAATGTCTGTAGCTAGGATCATCGCGGCCTCGCGGATCGCTGGGGTAGTTGCATAAGAATTAGTTTTTGTATCTGCTCCGACGGCTGAGCCGTAAGGGAGTATGCGCTGAAAATTAACATTAGCTGCGACTTTAGTAAACTGTATAAAGCTATAACCCTGAGGCCAGTTCCACGCTTGAGTATTCCACGCAATAGAGGGCAGCTGAGTCGAGGTGCCATTAGTCCAAGGCAAGGTACCCGTGATCGTGTAGGTACCGTTAAAGGTTGAGCCGCATCCACTCAAGGTTACGCTCTGCCCAGTGCTAAAGATTGCAGGGTTAGCGACCATAGCCGTACCTACATTATTTTGTAGAGTAACTCCGACTACTGGCACTGAGTCAAACCATAAAAATTGATTAAGGAGATCCTGAGCAGTTTGGCAGCACGTTTCGACAATATCCGAGCTATATAAAGCCTCGATGCCAAGATTGGCTCTAAGCTCTGCCTCGGTTACGTATGTGGCCGGCACTGTTATCTCCTTACTTAAAAAGGGCCGGTAGGGCTCAAAGGGCTAAGAGCCCTACCGACTATTAGTTTTTGCTTACGGTAGCTTTGCAAACTTGACAATACCGTTAGGCATTTTTGCGATAGTTGCCATAAAGCCATAGATCGCGACCTGAACCTGTAGGTTAGATACGACGTTTACGCTCATATATGCCTGTGGGCTACGGTAAACGGTAAACGCCTCAGGAGCCAAGATAATGGCTGAGCCGTCATCGACTGTAGTCTCTGTGAAGTTCTTGTCTACATATAGATCAAGGCCTAGTACGTTACCGCGAATAGAGCGAGGCCCTACCTGTCCGGCTGCGTTCATAGGTTGGATAGCGTTATAAATTGGTCGCTTTGTAGTATCGGTTGCGCCCATTAGCAAATTCCATTGTGCAGCGTTTCCGATGTAATTCTGTGCAAAGTAACCTGTATTTTTGTATACCGCTGCTGCAGCTTGTGAAGTATAAGCAATAATTCCATCGCTATCGCCTGTAGTAGCTGTGGCAAAAGTACCAGCTGCTAGTAGAGCGTTTACTACTGCAGTATCGATAGTAGTCAAGTAAGAATTTTGGAGCTGCTGTGTAAGCTCAGCATAAAAATTCGGATCTGACCTCTCGAGGAGCTCAATCGAAATCGTGCCCATTCCGGAGTACTTGGACACCGATCCCGTAAGATAGCTAGTCTGCATATCTGTATTAGATACTGCACCGTTTTCAGGTTCTACTGTAACGGTTGGCGCTACACCTGTACCGCCGCCTGCAGCCGTGACCAGTGAGGGCACGTTAATAGTCATACCGCTAGCTGGGAGGACTCCCTGAGAGCAGGCATCAATAGCAGGTGTACCAAAACGAGTATTAGTTACAAACTCTTGTAGGTACTGTGTTGGATTAAATGCAGGGTTTGTAGAGAAATCATCCGCTGCAGTTACGTAAAGTTTTGACTCATCGCTACCTAGTGCAGCTTTGATTTTGTGCTCTGTGTATGTCGCCATTGAGACGATTGGAGTACGTAAGCGCTGAGAGTCTAGTACTGAGGGACGGATAATCTTACGAGCAGCCTCGACTTTATCAGCCTCGGCCGGTACATCTACCGGGGTTTCCTCCGGTGTATTTTCTGGGGCTGTAGTCACAGCTTCCTCGCTTTCGGTTTCTGTTTCGGTTTCGATCTCTACGATAGTCGTAGAAATAGTAGTTGTTTTTTCTTTTGTGCTTGTAGCAGCTTCTAGCGCTGCACGTGCGGCCATAATCTCATCAACGGATGCGCTACTAAAAGCGGCGCTTTCGACAAGCGACACTTCTTTCAGGACGGCAGCCGTAACGAGCAAGTAATCACCCATCGGCTTAGAGGCGGTTACATCCACCCCAACGGATAGGCCGGATACGAGATTTTCTTGCGCTAATACAAGTGCATCCTGTCCTCGGGTGCTACTTGATAAACGAAAGGATCCATATACGCCTTCGGTAGAGTCGCTGAAAGAAATAGCGCGACCTACGGGCTTATCCTGTTGATGCTGCGATAGTAATTTTATTTTATTTGTATCCGGGATAGCGATTGAGCCGCGCTCGAACATTACACGGCCCGCGCTTGTATGGCCGATCTCGCCATATGGTGCAACAAGTCCGGACACGATACGGCGCTCTGTATCGGCGGCTTGGATCTCTTGGCTAAACGTTAGTAGCACTGGTATCTCCTAGCGGTGTTAGTTGTTCCATTTGTCGGGCTTGTTCTGTATTAATTAAATCTAGGTTTAACATTTTTTCAAGAATATCTAAACGATCTTTAGCATCGACTCGTAAAAAGGTATCGTCTACCGCGAACCGCACTTGATTTTGGCTATTAGTTATGTCGTTCATTGATAGACGATCCTCGATTGCAGAAATGTAAGGCTGCAAAGAATAAGCTACAAACTCTTTACGACCATCCAAAATATTTTGATAGGTCATTGAGTTATTCATATCCGCGCTAATGAGGTAGCTCGGCACGTTCATAGCGCGGCTGATTTCGGTAGCGAGGTACTGCGAAAATTCTGCGTACGCCATATCTTTAGGTGAAAATGAAGTAGGGACATACTCGAGAGTGCTCGTTAAATATGCAGTACTGCGGTTTTGTCTAGCGCTCTTGAAAGCTGCGAGTAAACCTTGTACTTGAGACTCCGGTAAATCTGCACCGTTATTTTTTAAGATACCTGTAGGCATTGGAGTAGCAGCGCTAACGGCTGCAGCTCTTTGTACATCGTATGCAGCTTTGATAGTAGTACCGGCACTTTGTAATACTCCAGGAATAAGAGATTGAAAAGTTACAAGAGATCCAATACCGGCCATAGGTACAAGGTTGCCGTCTACAAAGTAATCCTTGATCTCTGTACCGTATTGGTTTGTAGTGTATGTAACGCGGTTATTAGCAACCCACTCAAAGCCGCTAGGCCTGCCGTCATCTGCATATAATGATGTAACGCGCCAATATGCAACCGAGTAAAAAATTAAACTATCTACGGTAGCGCTAATAGTTACGCTTCGAGGTTGGCGAATATCAGGTTGCTCTAACCAAACCGGAGATCCTAATTTTTCGCCTGTAGTTTTTTTGTATAGCGCTAAATCAATAGAGCTAATAACTCCGGCAATTAAATTACGGCATCGTGCAACGCTAGCAACCTGCAGCGCGAAATTACGATCAATACCTAAACCGTTATAACCAAAAGCGCTATTAGTATTAAAGGATCCGTAACCGTATGTAGTATCCATAACGGCCGGTGCATACTGCGCCTCGATGGCAGGCTTAGTAGAGCTCTTAAGTCCTAGAGTTTGGAGTAATCCCATAAGTACCATTTTCCCATAATGTCAAGCATAAGTACGTTTATACTTAGCGTGTCTATACGTAAACTTTAGCCTCACCCATCGGTTGAGT